GTCAAATTCTTGACCCAGGAACTGGTAAAAACGTTTGGGTTCCAGCTTCTACAATGATTATAGGTGTATATGCTTACAACGACTCAGTAGCTGAACCTTGGTTCGCACCAGCAGGTATTAATCGTGGTGGTTTAGGAACTGTAATTCGTGTTGAACAAAAATTAAACCAATCAACTCGTGATGCTCTTTACAATGGTAAAGTTAATCCAATAGCTACTTTCCCTGGCCAAGGTATTGTAGTATATGGTCAGAAAACCTTACAACAAAAACCATCTGCTCTTGATCGTGTAAACGTTCGTCGTTTGTTAATTGCTCTTAAATCATATATTTCTCAAGTAGCTAATACATTAGTATTTGAACAAAATACAATTGCTACAAGAAACATATTCTTAAGCCAAGTTAATCCATACTTATCTTCAGTACAACAAAGACAAGGTTTGTATGCATTTAAAGTGGTAATGGATGATACAAACAATACAGCTGCTGTAATTGATACAAATCAATTAATAGGTCAGATTTATGTTCAGCCTACTAAAACTGCTGAATTTATCTACTTAGATTTCATCATTACTCCAACTGGCGCAACTTTCCCAGCCTAATAATTTAAATTCTTCCCCTGAAAAGGGGAAGATTTTTTAAAAATTAAATACGTATAATAAACAAAACTAAACACAAAATAAAATGGCAGTATTAAGTCCAAACGAAATATTTTTTACCGCATTTGAACCAAAGGTAAAAAATCGCTTCATTATGTACGTTGATGGCATCCCTACATACATGATTAAAAAAATAAGTGCTGTAAACGTTGAAATGGGTGAAATTAAATTAAACCACATTAACGTTTATCGCAAAATTAAAGGAAAAGCAGAATGGAAAGACATAGACATGACTTTATTTGATCCTATCACACCATCTGGTGCTCAAGCTGTAATGGAATGGGTGCGTCTACACCACGAATCAGTAACTGGTCGTGATGGTTATTCTGATTTCTATAAGAAAGATGTAACTATCAACGTATTGGGCCCTGTAGGTGATATAGTAAGTGAATGGATTATTAAAGGAGCATTTATTAAAACTGCAAACTTTGGTGATTATGGTTGGGATGATGAAAACGCAGCTCAAGAAATTTCAGTTAGTTTAGGTATGGATTATTGTATCCTAAATTACTAATTAAATACAAACGTAAAAATAAAATTAAGCTTGCCATTCGGTAAGCTTTTTTTATCTTAAAATATGTATAATAAACATTAAAGTTATTATGGAAAATCAAGTTACACAAGAAACACCAAAATTTAAATTCCCTACAGAAACAATAGAATTACCATCACAGGGGTTACTATATGCTGAAGGTAGTCCTTTAGCAACAGGTCGTATTGAAATGAAGTATATGACTGCTAAAGAAGAAGATATTTTAACTAATCAAAACTATCTCAGACAAGGTACAGTAGTAGATAAATTATTACAATCAATGATTGTAACAAAAATTAACTACGAAGATTTATTAGTTTGTGATAAAGATGCAATTATGATTGCAGCTAGAGTTTTAGGTTATGGAAAAGATTATGTATTTAAATATACTCCTAGTTCAACTGGGGTTGCTGAAGACGTAACTATTGACTTAACTACACTTGAAGAGAAAAAATTAGACGAAAGTTTAGTTAAAACACCTCGTACTAATGAATTTCCATTTATACTTCCTCATTCCGGAAATGAAGTAACTTTTAAACTTTTAACTCACGGAGACGAGAAAAAAATTGAACAAGAATTACAAGGTTTAAAAAAGATAAATCCTAAAGCTAGCCCAGAAATATCAACTAGATGGAAATACATAATTACATCTGTTAATGGTGATAAAAGTAATAAAACCGTTAGAGAATTTGTTGATAATTATTTATTAGCTAAAGATTCTAGAGCATTACGTGAATATATATCTTCTATTGTTCCCGGTGTTAAACTTGAATTTACTTATTCTAATGATGGTTACGTTGAGGAGGGCGTAACCATACCAATTGGGATTACCTTTCTTTGGCCTGACGCATGAGTATAGATTAGCACTTTTTAATACTATCCATGAAATAGTTTTTCATGGTCAAGGTGGTTACGACTGGCATACAGTATACAATATGCCTATTTGGTTGCGTATGTTTACTTTTAATAAAATGAAAGAATACTACGATAATCAAAATACTGCACAAAAAGATGCAGAAGAATCATGGACTAATAAAAATAGTGAAGCCGCAAAAGCCTCAGCAAAAATACCAGATTACGCAAGACAGCCAGCAAAGCGCTCACCTTCGTATAATCCTACAACTTCAACTAAAAAATAACGTTTATCAATATTTATTATATATAATATATAATATATTATCATGGCATTAAACGCAGCAGAGATAGCTAAATTACAAAAACAGCTAGAAGAACTTAATAAAATCTATGAAAAAATAGGTGAAAAACCTATAACTGTAGATATTAGTAAAGCTACTGTTGATGATTTAAAATTAGTTAATGACTATTTATCTGACGCTAAAACGTTGTTGGATGATTTAGATGGTGGATTTGGTGGAATTGCTCAAAGTATTAAAAATATAACAAGAGAATGGAAACCGGGTTTTGCAGATCCAACTAAAGAAGCTACTAAATCTTTTACTAAATTAAAAGGCATAGCAGAAAAACTATCAGACGATGTTACCAACATTACTGTTCTAAATAAAAAACAACTCCAACAAAGTGTTGAACAAATTAAATCAGAACAAAAGCGTTTAAATGTTTTAAGAGAAGAATTAAAAAAAAGAATTGAAGCTGGAGAGAAATTAGAAGCAACAGAACAAACTTTATTAGCTAACCTTGAATCGGAATATAATGTTACTGAAGATTTATTAACACAAGCAAATAAACGCCTTGATCAAGAAGTAAAAATTCAAAAAACTCTTGGAATTACAGGTAAAATTTTTCAAGGAATTTCTAGTACTCTTGGTAAAATAGGAATACAAAGTGAACAAATAGAAGAAATTCAAGAACAAATGAGAAAAACTGCCGAAAAAACAGGCAGTCAGTATAGTGTATTGGGGACAGCTATTAAAGGAACTTTTAAAGCTGTAGGAAAATCACTTTCAGATCCTTTAATTTCATTAGGATTATTTGCTAAGGGAATGAAAATGTTGATTGGTTTTGGAAATGAATTTAGTAAAAATATATACGATATAAGTAAAAATCAAGCTATAAGTTATGAATATGCTAGATTAGAAACTCAACGTCTTCAAGACGCAGCAATGGCTTCTAATGATTTATTAGGAACTCGAGAAAATTTTGTTAAAGCAACTAATGAATTAAATGACGCACTTGGACTATCAAACACATACTCAGGTAAACAATTAGAAGATTATAATAATTTAACTCAAAAATTAGGATTAAGTAATGAAGAAGCAGCTCGATACAATGAACTCTCAGCAATGGGAGGAAAAACTGCTGAAAATATTGTTAATTCTGTAGCTAAACAAGCTAAAGGTAATATAAGTAATAAAAAAGTAATTCAAGAAGTAGCTAAAGTAAATGGACAACTATACGCTCAATATAAAGGAAGCCCAGAATTATTAGCTAAAGCAGTTGTTCAAACCCAAAAATTAGGTATGACTTTACAACAAGCTCAAAACATATCTAAGGGTTTACTTAATTTTGAAGATTCAATTACTAATGAATTAGAAGCAGAATTATTAACAGGTAAAGACTTAAATTTAGAAAAAGCTAGATATTTAGCTTTACAAGGTGATGCTGCTGGTGCTGCTGAAGAAGTAGCTAAACAAGTTGGAGGAATAACTCAATTTACAAAATTAAATGTTATTCAACAAGAAGCTTTAGCTAAAGCAGCGGGAATGGGTGTAGATGAATTTACAGATACTTTAAGGAAAAAAGAAGCTATTAAAAAATTAGATCAGGGTAGTTTTAAAGAACAATTTAAAATGTACCAAGCCGAAATTAAAAAAGCTAAAGAGGCAGGAGATACTGAAAAGGCCGCTGCTTTAGAAAAGGCTATGTACAAAAAAGAGGACTTCAAATTAGCCAATATGGAGTTTGATAATGCTGTTAAGGCTCAACAAGCCTTATCTAAAGCTAAAGACTCGTTTGCATCTGCAATAGCTCCTATAATGGAACAAGTTTCTAGATTTTTATTAAAAATAGCTGATTTTTTAAATAATCCTACTGTTAGAAAAGTATTAGCTGTTGCTGGAGGAGTAGCTGGTATAGCTGTTGTAGGTGCAGGAGTAATAGGAGCTGTAAATGCTGTTAAAGGTTTTGTAAATAGATTTAAATTCGGTAAACGTGATGGTAGTTCTCCAGCTAACGCCCAATTTGTTGAACCTGTTGGTGGTGGTGGAGGTGGTGGAGGTGGATTTGGTGGAGGTGGTAGAGGATTTGGTGGTAGTTTAAGTGGGAGAGGGTTTGGCAGTTATGCTAAAGACATGTTTAAAGGAGGAAGAGCTGGAAAAGTAGCTCGAGGTCGTATGTTTAAAGGTTTAGGAGGTGGTAGAGGTATATTTGGAAAGTTATTAGGTTTAGGTGGATTAGTAACAACTGGAATGGGGTTATATGATGCATTTACTGGAGAAGAAGGAGCAGAAGGAGGATTAACAGAAGCAGGAATGGGAGCGGGAATGATGATGGCTCCAAGCATGATGGGAGCTATGGGTTCTAGAGAAAATGAAGGTGGAGGTAGCACAATATCTAAACCAACACCTTCAAAACCTACAACTCCTAAACCCAAAGTTCCTAAACCTACAGCTGCTAAACCTGGATTTTTTAGTAAAATGGGAAAAAGTATAATGGACTTTGGAGGTAGAGCAACAAAGTTTATGGGAGGAGGATTAGACGCAGTAAAAAATGTTATTAAAAGTCCTATAGTTAAAGGAATAGGTAAAGCATTAGGTCCTATTCTTACAACAGCTATGGCTGTAGGAGATGTTATGTCTTTAATTTCAAATGCTAAAAGTGCTAAAGCAGCTGGAGAAAAAGTGGATGCAGGAAAATTAGGTAAAAGTATAGTCCAATCATCAGTATACCCAATTGCTAACTTTGCTTTAAATGCT